ATCCAGATCCCGCTACCACCGCTGCAGTGGACTATTGCGGCGGATATGAGCATCACGTATTACGACACGGCGGGAGCGGCAAATGTTGTTGCCGCGGCGGATTACCAGGTGGATGCGGACAGCTACAAAGGGCGGGTATGTCCGGTTTATGGGAAGATTTGGCCGAGTACGATCTTACGACCGATGAATGGCGTGGTTGTGCAATTCAAGGCCGGCTACGGGCTTTTGACGACGAACGTTCCGGAACGGATACGGCTGGCGATCAAGATTTTGGCGGGACATATGTACGAGAACAGGGAGGCTACGGATGTGAAAGCGCATCTCGAGGTGCCTTTCGCCGTGCATTCGCTGCTCGGGCTGGACAGGATCCTGCCGTTATGAGAGCGGGAAGGCTGCGGCACAGAGTGACGATCCAGCAGCTCGTGCCGGATCCTTCCATTGGCGGAACGGATACCTGGTACGATTATGCCACGGCCTGGGGGGCGATGGAGCCCTTGCGGGGACGGGAGTACCTGGCGGCGCAGCAGGAGGGTGCGGAGGCGACCGGAAAGATCACATTTCGATACATCTCTGGAGTGAAACCGACCATGCGGATTAAGCACGGCGACAGGATCTACGAGATCGTTTCGCCGCCGATCGACTCGGAGGAGCGGCATATCGAGCTGCAGCTGATGGTCAAGGAGGTCCTGTGAGCGAGGCGAAAGTGACGGCTGAGCTGGTATGGTATGGGGATGAGATCATCAAGAGACTCATCGAAAGTCAAAGACATACCATCTCCCAGGGAGTCGACCGCATGCGGGATAGTGCGAAGCGGCGCTGTCCGTTCGGACCGACCCGGGAGCGGGGAATCCATCTGGTAGAGACCATCAAGGCCCGGATGAAAAAAGGATTCCCTGAAGGATACGTGTTCTGTGGCGGCAAAGAAGCCCCTCATGCCCACCTGGTTGAGAACGGGACCGTGAGGATGCGGGCCCAGCCCTTCATGCGGCCTGCGTTCGACGAGAATGTGAGCACGATCAAGGCCCTGCACCTGCGGGAAATGAGGAAGGTGGTCAAGTGACCATAGAACAGGCGGTCGAGACGGCGCTGAAAGACTCGACGGATCTCGCGGCCAAGGTCTACGAGCGGATTTATTATGCGCAGGCCCCGCCGGAGACGCAGCCGCCCTACGTAGTGCATCACGGGGTATCGAGTCCGGCCGTGCCGCAAGTGCCCTTCTACCGGCCGCGTTGGCAGTTCTCCTGCTGGGCGAAGCGGCTGGACGAGGCCAGGGAGATTGCACGGATCGTCCGGGATCTTTTTATTCGCTACCGGGGCATTATGGGCGGCGCCGGCGGCGTGACGGTCCGGCAGGGTGCCTATATCGATTCGATACCATACCAGGATCCGCAAGTCGGCTGGTGGAACGCGCCCGTGGAGCTGTACTTTATCCATCGGGAGGGATTGTGAAAAAGGTCGCCGTGGTCGGCTACGCCCTTCCTTCCCGGAAGTGCGCTCCTTTCTACGATCCGGAGTTCGAAATCTGGGGCTTGAATTGGCCGTTCTACAAGATCCCAAGGGCGACTAGATGGTTCGAGATACATAGAGAGTTCCAGCGGGCGGAGAACCTCGAGCCGGAACGGTATCGCAAGTGGTTGAAGAGCCAGACCAGGATCCCGGTATACATGCAGCGGGCGATCCCGGGGATTCCGGCCAGCACCCGCTATCCGAAGGAAGAGATCCTCGAGGAGTTCCCTCCGGTGTTCTCCTGTTCGGTGTGCTGGATGCTCGCCCTGGCGATCTATGAGGGATTCGAGGAGATTCATCTATACGGCGTACACGCCGAGGACGGCTCCCCCTACGAGAGCCAGAAGCAGGGGATCAGCTTCCTGCTGGGGGTCATGCACGGCCGGGGGATCCGGTACTATCTTCCGCCGGAGTCCTCCCTGCTCCAGGCGGACGTACTCTACGGATACGAGGAGAGGATCGAATATGAAGAAATTAATAAAAGTGCGGCTGCTGGTTGACACCGGCAGGAACAAGGCCGGCGACGTCCGGGAGTTGAATCCGGAACGCGCCGAAGCGTGGATAAAGGCCGGGTGGGCCGAGTATGTAGAAAAGTTCAAACCCTCCCGGATGAAATCGGAAAATCTGACGGAGGAGAAGGAAAAATGAGTCAAACAACGGTACAGAGACCGGAGGCGGTCCGGTTTGGGAGCGCCCTCTTCGAGCTCGGCGAGACCCTCGGTTCCCTGGTCAACATCGGGGCCTTGAGAAACTGCCAGGTCGCGGAGAGCTGGGAGGAAGTCAAAGTCGAGAGCGGCAACGCGGGCGTTCTGAAGAAGAAAATCAAGAACCAGAAGGTCGCGATCACCGCCGACTGGTTGGAATGGGATCTGGAGACGGCGAACCTGCTGCGTGGAGGGATCGACGAATATGATACTGTCCCCGGCACCCCGACGCCGGTGACCGACGAAGAGGTCAAACTCGAGGACACAAACCTCGTCCGCCTGGAACACAAGAATGGCGCCAATACAGAAGTCACCACCATCGTCGTGACCTCAAACGATGCGACCCCGGTCGCCAGGACCCTGAACACCGATTACGTCATCGGCGTGGATCCGGCCGGTTACACCTGCATCGCCAGGATCGAGGGCGGGGCGATCATCGACGGGGACACCGTGCTGGTCGATTACAGCTACACGCCGAATGTCAGCAAGAAACTGACCTCGGGCGGGAAGTTCACCATCAATCCACGCATCGTAAAGCTGACCAACAAGAACGAGGCCGGCAAGGATCTCACGATCACGATCTACTACGCGATGGTGGGCGAGGGATTCACCCTGCCGTTCCCGGATGACACGGCGGATGACGCAATGGTAGCCGGCGTCAACCTGGTTGGAGAGATCGATGCTTCCCGGGCTGCCGGTGATCAGCTCTATGAGATCCTGGATGAACAGAGCGTAACTTAATGGGCGAGTTCTACAATCTCGATTCACTCGTTGATAAGCCCAAGATTGTCACGCTCGCAGGCCGGGAGATCAACGTCGCCAAGGTTCCGGCGATCGTCGTATTCAGGGCGGATGATCTTCGGGACAGGTTGCGAAATCTGAAGGCCGAGGATAGCCGAGAGCTCATCGAAGCGGCGGCGGACATCATCCTGATGATTGCCAAGGCCTCGGGGGATCCGGTCGAGAAGGACTGGCTCCTGGAGAACGCGACGGTTGAACAGATCCTTGAGTTTGTGGCCGTGGCGACGCTTGGACTTGATTACAAAAAAACGGGTAAAAAAAAAGAGCCGGCGAAAGACAGCGACAAATTGACTTAGAGCAGCTCGTCGCCGTGATGGGGCATTGGTATCCCTGGGCGACGAAGGACTACATCCTCTGGGAGCTAAACTGGAGACAGGTGGAGATGTACCTATACCGGATGCCGAAGGAACTCTGGAAAACGGTCTTCGCTGCGAATCCGGATAAGCCTGACCTCGAGGCAATCCGCAAGATGCGGATGGGGAAAATCATAAGGCGGTAAGATGGCGACTGTTTTAGGCAGCCTGATGCTGAAAATCACAGGCGATACGGCCGATGCCCACCAGGCGATCGACAAGGTGGAGAAGAAGGCGAAAGGCTTCTCCACGTTCATCAAGGGCGCCATGGGGCTCGGTGGAGCCGTTATTGCGTTCCGAGCTCTCAAAAATATCTCAAAAGAACTGATTGCCGTGTATTCAATTCAGGAAACCGCAGAAACGAAGCTGCGAAGTGCAATCACGGCCACGGGAAAAGAAGGACTTATATCGGCACAGGCACTTTATGATTATGCCTCGCAGCTGCAAGAAGTCACCACCTACGGGGACGAGGCCACGATCTCCGCCATGGCGCTGCTGCAGCAGCTGGGCGATCTCTCGGAAGAGGGCATAAAACAACTTATGCCCCTGATGCAAGATTTTGCTTCTACTGGTTTGGTAAATTTGGAAACCGCGGTCTCCCTGGTCGGAAAGACCCTCGGGTCCACCACGAACGCCTTGGCCCGATATGGAATCGTCATTGACGCCACGGCACCGAAGGAGGAGAAGCTGGCGGCGTTGGTCGAAGCGATGCAGAACAAATTCGGTGGTTTGAGCAAAGATCTGGCCTTAACCGGGACCGGGGCTTTACAGCAGTATCAGAATGCCATGGGTGATTTGAAGGAGGTACTGGGAAAAACAGTTCTTGATGGGATAGCGCCGTTTGTAAGAGGAATGACGAATGTCATCTCTGATCTGGTGAGATCCAAACAGGAAGCGATATTAACCAAGAAAGCCTATGAAGAGTTAAAGAGTCTGGGAGAAGGACAGGTATTAGCAGAAGATCAACAACTGCTCATCCTCAAGGATCAAGTTAATTTTCTTGGGCAGGTGACCGTTTCTTACATGAGGCTTGATGAGAAGGCAGAGGCAGCATATCAAGCAGCAGTAAAGCGACTGGCTGCATATCAAGACGCCATAATTGCGGAAAAGTATTGGAATGATCAGGCGGCAAGGGCTGCAAGCGAGGCAGCTAAAAAGGAAGCCGAAGAAAAGGCTAGTGAGGCTCAAAGAGCCAAAGAACTGATTGAATGGATTACAAAAGTTAATGCCGCTTACGCCAAGACACCTGAAGCTAAAAAAGAAATCCTGGATGCGGAAATAGCTTTTTATGAATTTTGGTCATCTGATCCAAGAGTAAAAAAACATAAAGAACACATCGAAGCGATACTTGAGTTGTTATATGAGCAACGAGATGCACATAAAGAAACCGGAAAAGCAATAGAAGAAAGCATACCCGTATTCGACGATTACGGGCGCGTGATCGAGCAGGCTGCGATCAACGTGGACAATCTCGCCGATATGGAGGACCGGGCCACGGGTGCTTTCCGAAATCTGATGCAGGCGACCAAAGATCAAACTGATTTACAGTTCGATCTTGCTGCCTCCTTTGAGAATCTACAGAAAAGCGGCCGTGAGTGGTCGGATTTTCTTGCTACCACCTTGGTAGCTGGCTATGGCGCGAGCTTCGAAGCTGTGGGGCAGGCCATAATCGAGGGCAAAGCCGGATGGGAAGCACTCAAGGAAGCGGGAAAAGAAACGATCGCTTCTTTATTGCGAGCCTTCGGCACCGAGTGGGCGGCCCGGGCAATGGCGGCCTTTGCCATACCGCTTGGACTCGGGGCAGCCTCTGGAATAAAATATTTAGCGGCTTCCGCCGCAGCCTTCACCGGTGCGGGAATTGTGCGGGCCCTGGAACATGGCGGCTGGATCAACGAGCCTGTTATCGGGAGGGGTCTGGAGACAGGTACTACTTACGCAATAGCAGAAAAAGGACCCGAATATGTGAGCTCTCCGGCAGCGGCCGCACCGGCTTCGATGTTCCATGTCTCCATTTATTTCGCCGGCCGGCACTTCTATGACGAGATCCATCGGGCCAGTGCGGACGGCTCACTTGTCATTCATCCGAGGAGTGTACGGCCATGAGACTTCTTTATGACAATGGGATCAAGGGCGCTATCCTGACACCGAGCAGCGAGAACGCCAACTATCCGGCGAGTAACCTGAAGGACCCGCGCCTGAGCCGGCACCTGCGCTTCACCGGTGATACAGTTGAGACTTTGCTGGTGGACTCTGGAGGTCTGCTGAAGGACATCTTCCGGGCCAGAGTCAACCTTCTTGAAAACTCGAACGATCTGACGCTGTGGTCTACCTCTGGTGTGACTGTTGTCGCGTCCGGCCTGTATTATGATAGTTCCGAGTTTGCAAAAGTTGCGAATAGTGGTGCCGTATCAGGATATATTTATCAGAATGAAGCAGGTCTTTTTAACACGTTAACTCCTTCGGGGAATGCGATATGCCGAAAGG